CCCTTGCTCGTGTCCCAACGGCCCGAAGCCTTACTGTCCGCGGCCAACTGTACCGCCGGAAAAATCTCCTTGTACTCGTCGCTATCAATCAAATTCTTCGTCTTACGTCCAAAGTTAACCGCCAACTCCGTCGTGTGCGTCGCCTGAATAATCTTCATCTTCGGGTTCCTGCCCATCATCCAAGCAGGAAACAAATACGACGCAAACTCAGACTTCGTGTGCCGCGGGGCCATGTTAATGATCAATCGCTTTAACTCACCCTTGGCCACCCGCTCCAACTTGTCTGCAATAATCTTATGGTGCCGACCCGCAATAAAGTCAGGCCAGACAGTACGAACAAATCCAATAAAATTATTTTGTGAGAACTCGTTCTTCTCCAATTGAGCTAATCGCAAGCGAAGTTTTAGCTCCCGATCATTAACGTTTACATCTACATCCATCGGGGGACCCTATAAAAAAAATTATAAAAACGCCTCCGCAAAACGCCTATGTTTCACGTGAAACAATTAAATCTAATATCCTGTCCCAATCAGCCTTGCCCTCAGAACGATACAACGGGTCAATCTTCAACCCGTCAAACTTTAAATCCATCGCATCCGAACCCGGATACAACGATATCGACTCCGGCGTGGGAGCCTTGGTCCGTGTGCCGCGGTCCGCGATCCGCAGGACAAGAACCCATGTACTCGCATGCTTGTGCCGACTCAACCACGAGACCTGATGCGGTCTCAAATCCACCGCATTGGTTGTGGCCGCTTTTAATTCAACAAAATGAAAGCCTCCCGAATCGTCACACAACACCACATCCGGAACACCGGGCATGGCCCACGTTTCAAGACGTGTGTGTTCTATCTTCTTCTTGCTCTTCCCCAAGGCTGTCTTCATGGTTTTCCAAAGACCGCTCTCCCTCTTCAGGGCTGTTCCCGGAATCTTCTTCTCGTTCTGGAGTAACATCAATCGTGATCGGGGCATAACCTTCCTTTATCTCGTCTAGGGCTTTCAATACATCTTCTTTAGACATCGAATCAATAGAACCATGTCTGATTTCAGATTTGTTGATATATATGTCTCCGTGGGCCTGACCTCGTCGGTACTCAGCCTGCACGGCAGCAGAATACGCCCCGTTGTCCAAGGCTCGATCCCGGATAACCTGTAGATCCCTTATATGTCGCTTATAGTCAATCCCATACTTGTGATCAAGCTCGTCCCGATAAGCCTTAATCTGCTTAACCACATGTGGGCAAATAGCAGGATTTGTCAACTCATAAGCCCTCTGGTGCGCGGATCCTGTCGAATATCCCGCATTGATCGCGGCTTGACGCAACGTTATCTGCCCATCCTTAGTTACCAACTCCTTGACAAACAATTCCTGCTTTCGGGTCAAGGGTTGTTCTTTTAGGGCCTTGCTTCGCGGCCCAAGGGCTCGGATTGTTTTCTCCTTGATCTTTGCTTCCTGTTTATTCTCTCGCTTCTTGACTACTTTGTTATAAGCCTTGAGGGCTTCTTTCAGATCGCTCGTTGTAGGCATTCTTTTCTCGATTAATGGATATGGGAATATATGCGCTAAATTATAAAATTTTATAAATTTTTTTGCAAGTAAAACACGATATCTATTTTCATACAAATATTTGTGAGAAACATGGTCCTAGCCCCCGTCCCCGCGCGCGCGGGCCTCGATCATTGTGCAACGCAACACGAATCACGAGAATCGACCGGATGACCCGATATACAGGGGCCCCGAGCGATTTTGCACTGCCACATTAACGCTGCCGATCCGATCAAATAACCGCGATTCACGGCCAAAACCCCACGAAAAATGGCGCACGGCCTAGGATGAACGAGAAATCGCACCACGGCCCGCAAATCGTTGCGGGTATGGTTGACCACTCCGAATCGATTAGAACGCCTCACGGGTCACGGCCCGCGCTTCACGGTACGTTTGGGACGTCCCGCGGTCGAAGGGTCGGGCCATGATTCACTGACAAAAAATAGCGGGTGGAGCTGATTAATTGGACGGGGTCGGACGTGACCAGGGGCCGATCAAATACAAGTTGACCTGGTGCAAACCGGATACGCAAAAAAAAGGCCCGCTCAATGGCGGGCCGGAGTGAGTGGTGCGGGAGGTTATTTATCGACGGCCAGCCGGTGCGCCTGAATGATGATGTCGGGCCATGTTTGGGCGATTAACCCTAGGTTTCCGGTGTCGGCGTGAATTAAAGATTTTCCCAAACCCTTCGCGAAATCGCCACAAATCCCACGCTCAAGCGCTTTAGCTATGGGAACGCGATGCTCTAAAAGCAATCGCACGGCCCGACGTTGTTCGGAAAAATCGCCTAATCGTGATTTGGCCAATGGCATTAAATGAATGTCGGCTAAACGTGCGCAGAAATTGACGGCCATTGATACCGCAATCATGGCCCCATTATCGGGAATTCGATTTACCACATCTAAAACCTCACTAAATTGTTTCGGCGTGGAATACATTGGGTTTTTTTGTATTGGGTTTTTCATTTTTAGAGCGCTCCACGTTTAAAGTTTTTAAAATTTTCGGTCGTATATCTCTCGCCTATCTGAAAAGATTTTGTGGGAGTGGTATCGCCGATTAATAAAATCAATTCGACCGGCACGTTATATTCATTCGCCAATTGCAAAACTAAATTTTTGCGACGGCCCGCGCTGGTGCTCAACTCTAATTGAATATCTAATAATTCGGATAATGTCATTTTTTTTAGCTCCGTATAGTTATTGATTAACTCGCATATGCGAGTGGTAATTATAAACACAAAAAAAAGGCCCGCACAATAGCGGGCCATTTTGGGAATTGGTGAGCGGTATCAAGCCGGTATTAATTCGCGCTGTATTTCGTAACGCTTAGATTTAAAACCATGGTTAATTATCGCGATATCGCCGTGACGTTTTTGGCCCCCGTCGCACGCGCCACAATCAACGCACGTTAATTTTTTACCCGCTTCGATAGATGCCGGACAAATGGACTCTTTTTTGTTTAGCGGATCAGTTGCAAGCCGGACGCGAAAAGTTCGCCAGCCGTGATTTTTTGCGACTAAATATTCCGCTTGATTATCAACTGATGCCATGCAATGAGTTTTTAAAAAGTTGACTTGATTTTTTAATTGTCGTGTATCAAGGGACCGCCATTGGTGAGTGTATCCGGTGTGACCTTTGGCATTTTTTATTAGCTTTTCCCAAACCAAAAAAGGCACGGCGGCCGGATCGCCATATGTCCCTAATCGAACCATTCGGCCCGCGCATAGTTTAGAAGCTTCCAACAGTCCACCCGCGTCGGTGTAATTACCATTTAAAAAAGATTTATAGACCATGCTAGGGCCTTGAGCGGTCACCACGTAACACGCACCACCGTTAAAGGGCCTCTGCTTACAATCACCACATATAGAAAAATCCGCGCCCGTTTTTTGGTTTACGGTCGGACGTTCGCCGTTATTTTTTAAAATGTACGTTTGAACCATATCGCCCGTCTTTGAATTGGTGGAACGCGTAATCGCAATCACAACAATTTGAGACCCGTCTAACATGCTAGGCCCTTTATAAATTATCTGGCCCGTAGGTTTTTTGTTTTTCATTTTTTTAAGCTCCGTGTTAGTTGATAAAATCGCATATTGCGGGATCTAGTATAAAACTAAAACGGGAAACCATGCAAGCGCACAAAAAAAGGCCCGCTCAAGGGCGGGCCAAGGTACTACACGGAAAATCCTATTTTTTGACTATGCGACCATTGCTACTCGGGCCCAATCATTGCGATTAAGATTGAGCACTTGACCTCCGCGATTTTGCCATAAATCGACATCATCGATATCAGAAAAATTTGCGACATTGGTCATGGCATTGACCAGAGTCGCACGGGTAAGGGGTGAGCCGGCCTCATAGCCGGATTGTCCTATCGTGTTAAGTAAACCATCGAGCACGTTAGAGGTTTCCTTTTTGGTGAGCTGTAAAACTTTGCCCAAACTTTGAACGGCCTCGGACTTTTCACCCGCGATCACGTCCAATTTTGCCAAGCGCATAGACTCCAAAACCGCATCGAAATTCTCACGGCTCGCATAGGCCTTTACCAAATCCCTAACCTTCAATTCGAGGGCCTTATTATCGGCGTCTTTCGCCTCACCAGATAAAAGCCCCCAATCGTCAGAATCCCGAGCACTGGTGATATGACTCGACCGCGTTTTATTTTGAGTTTGCATCCCATTTAGACAGGCCAAAGTCCAAGCAACTTGAAAGACCGCAATAGAACCCGATCCGACCTCCGAATTTGAGAGTCCAATACCATTCGCCATCACATCGTTAACGTTAGCACCCTCACCCGTCTGAACGTTCGACTTTAATCTGAGATACATTCTGCGCTCGGAGATATCACCACTCACCACTTGCCATTGAGCATCCGATTCCATCAATTGAGGTAGCGTGGCTTCCAACAAATGAAGATTGTCAAATGTCTTGAATTTATCGCTCACGAATGCTCGGAGTTTGCCGTTCGATCCGACCACGGTTTTAGAGGATGGCCCGACATTGTCATGCGTTCGAAGCATTCGCACATTCGGCGTTTTTCTCCAGAGTGCATTGATCACCGAGTCAAACTCGGTCGGAACCTTTTCTTGCAATCGTCGAGCCGTTCGAACGTCGATACCGGCATTCGCAGATATTTGACCGAATGCTACCTCATTGATGTCAAAAAGCTGAGTGGGTACACCCTTGGAGGATTCCATTACCACATAAGGTAAACCATCATCGGTCGTACCTTTTTGGAGGTCATGAGTGGGGGCCAAAAAATCACGTGCTCTATCGGATTCCCCTTTTACTCTTCTCATTAAATTTGAAAGTGTATCTTTATCGTTTTCGATAGGGTGTTTATTGTTTTCTATACTATGCATTTTTAATTCTCCGTTTTTTAGGGCCTATCCCATGACCCTGAATTGATAAGGGATATTGACATACTTGCATAACTAAATCTGAAATACAATAGAAATTTCTAAAAGTTCTATCTTTTACGACGGCGCGGTACTTTTCTCTGCCGACTGCGCTCCACGGCCTCTTCGCCAAAAAATAACTTTGCTATCCAATCAATTAAGAAAAACATTACCGAGCACCCCCCAAAAAAAAGGTGTCGAAAAGATTCGAATTCTTACTTTTTCTAACCCGATCATTGCATAGCCTAATTTGCAGATCCCGCGCGGTATCCTCAGCATGGATCAATGCCCTCAGTAATTTATCGTCTTGGATACCCGCTTGGACGGCTCGGTCATACATCGATTCCAAATCCTCATAAATCAGCCCTAATACCTTAAAGTGATCAGTCATTTTTTGTTACCTCCTTAATCTTAAGCAACTCCCTTAAAAGCTCATTTTTTTCCTCGTATGAGACCTCATCGTCATCCCATGCATATATTTCTTTTTCTAACCAATTCAAATAAATATCCTGTGCCTCATACCACTCAACGATTTCACTTATTTTCGGGTTAGTATCAAGAGAATCTCCATACTGCATAACTTGATATAAGCTAGTCATTATCATCCCCCGCTAACTGTTTCAAATATCCTGTATTAATCCATTTGTGATCGTTCATCTTTTTCTCCCTCATTCTCCGGTTTACTTTCAGGGAATGGATTCCCCCCCGCGCTAAATAAATCAATCAACGATTCTCTAACTTTTTCCAAGTCGATCATCGGTCATTCCCCTTTGGTTAAATAGAACCCCAAGCTTAATCTAGGCTATGGGTTTTTGTCAACTTACTTCCTTACAAAAAATCCCTATATATACCCTCCCAGAAAAACATTTTTTAAAAAAAATCTCAGACCCCCCCATTACGCCATTTTGATTCGAACGGCTAGTAACACAAAATAACTACTGTCATTTCTAGTGTAACCGCTGATTTGTAACCTTGAATGGCTCTACTATGCGGGTCTCAGGGCCAAGTTACATTGTTACGCGAGTTACGGCTATTTTAAAAATATTTTTTATACCTAAATCTCTGGAGGGGTATATATAGAAAACGTTTTTAACGACCCGTGAGCCGTGATCCGCGTTCTGTGATCCTTTTATCGTGAGAATTGACTTACGACTAGTCTCCCCGTCTCCCATGAAGCCAATCTACTGGCCCGAGGGCCGAGATCCGGTCGAGCTCGCTTCGGTGTTCGTGTTTTGTGGCGTGTCCGGTGGGTTTAGTTTTCGGGTTTTGATCGTCATAAATTTTTTGCAGTTTATTGGTCGCTTGTTTAAGTATTTTTTTATTTTCTGCCGAGAGTTTAAGTTGTAGTGGTTTGACCACGTCGAGTAGCAATTCGAGTTCTCGGAGGGTCAGGTCTTTGTGATAATTTTTTTTCGTCATTTTTGCGTTGATACCCAAGTGAATCGATGAGGTAATATTTAAACATTTTTTTTGTCCGGTTGGGGTGTGATTTCGTCGGCGTCAACGTCAATCTCGGCAAGGCTCCAATCTTGAAACGGGATATCGATTAAACGTTCACGGCCCATGCTCACGGCTTCGACATAATCTTCGGCCTCGACGTGCATGGTGTAGGTCATGGTGGCGGTGATTTCAAATGGTATTAATTTTTTCATTCTTCGTCCTCATCAAAGTCAACTTCATAACACTCGACGCAAAGGTATCCGGTCTCAAAGTCTTGACCGGCGGGGATTCGGTTGACGAATCGACCGCTCCCCCACGAGGTATCTTCTCGGCATTCAAGGCACATATCGCCCATGTCTTTAACGGTCATAATCCCCCCAGACTCTGGCCTCGGTGGCGCTGATTATTTTGTTGTCGATCAACTCGGAAATACTTTCGTCGGATAGGCCCGTGGTCACATATTCGACGAGATTTTGCCGTGGCACGTGGGCCAAGAGTTCGTAGACGTGTTCTAGTTCTTCGTCATCTTCGATACGCTCTAGGGTTTTCCAGATCAGCAAATCTTTATCGTTGCCGAATAGTTCGTTGGTTAATTTCCATCGGGTCATGCTGTGACCTCCTCGACCCAAGTACAGCAGTCGGTCAGTATTGCGGTTGTTTGATCTTGGACTTGGTAAACTTCGCAAAAAAAGCAAACGTAATCCTCGACCACGTCACACCGATCGCAATCGTGGTCGGGTTTAAGAAAACTTAGATCTATCTCGTTACCCCTCAACGTCACGCCTTCGTTTGTAAAAGTCATGCCTCGACCTCCTCGTATTTGTTTTGTGGAATGATTTCGGTTCCCCCGCCACAGTCATGGCAGTAGTAGGCAAAATCGGGATCGTCGTGCCATTCCTTGGTTTTGTTTAAATAGAACGTGTTGTGTAGCCATTCGTCGCTACCGCACTCGGCGCAAACGTGAGGTGTGGTCTCAAAGGTTTTCATGCCTCGACCTCCTCGTATTGTTGCATTTCGAACTCTGCATAAGAAGCGATGTCTTTTGGGCATTTGAAATGTTTGAATAAAAGACGAGCATCTTCGCGTATCCTTCGTTCTTTTCGAACTTGTTCACGAATACTTAACTCCCCATCTTCCGATAGGTTTTCGTCTGAAAGTGAACAAGCTATTTGCTCCCAACACTCCCGAGCCTCTGCTTTAGATCTAGGGAACGCACCCCGAACATGTTTCCACCTTGGATCGTCGATAGGTATCATTCTTCGACCTCCTCTAAGTCTATGACTACATCCCGTAAATGATCGGACAAATCGTGGTCTTCGAAAGCTATGCGTTGGGCTTCCTCAAGGCTCTCGGCCTCGATACCCTTGATGCAGTAGTACTGCGTAATGCTCACGTTGTATTTTTTCACGCCTCGACCTCCGTAACGTAATGATCGTTTAATAAACCCATCTCGTAGTAATGATCAGCATCGGCTTGATCTAAATCTTTGTTATAAAATTTCGCTATTGCTTTTTCCTCTGCTTCCAATTCATTTTCAGCAGTCACTTCTACCGTGATCGACGCATCTAAAGATAAAGAAACTTCGTATGTTTTCATTTCGTTCTCCGTTTGTTTGATCGAACCGCAATTCTGGACTAGGTATGCGAGGTTGTCAACTTCACGTCGAAAAATAAATTTTAGGTCGAGATCGAGCCTTTTTTAAAAAGTTGTTTTTGTTGCAATGCAACATAAATTGTGCAGTGCAACATAATAAATTATTTTTGCCCTTAACCCTTTGATTTTAAACACAATTTAAAATTAATTTGATATAGGGGTTGATTTTATCCCATACAACCGTCATAGTTTAGTTTGCGAGTTAATTTTTGGCTTGCACACTCAGTTCATCGAGTGATTTGATCTTTAACAACACGGAGAACTATATGGAGAAAAAAGCTTTCAGCTTTGATGACTTCGACGCGGATACCCTACGCAAGATGGGGGTGACGAAGCCGAGAACTAAAACGTTTACTGCCGAGCATGAAAGGCAGTTTGCGATCAAAGTCCTTAACGTGATTTGTAGCTTGCAAAAATCGGAACGCTCGAGGGTGCTTCGACGTGCAGTCACAATGAACGAAACTTAGTCGAGGTCGTATCGAGGGGTCAGGTCATCGACCCCTCACTTTTCACTTTTCAATTTTCAAAGGGTAAAAAATGAAATCGATAGGAAGACTTTTGTACGAAAAGATTTGGGAAGACAAATCTGAAGAAAAGAAGTTAGCGAAAAATCAAAACGCTTCTGACCGTTATCACGCAAAAAGAATAGCTAAAAAACTCAATATTGCAATAGAGGTTACTCGTGATCCATGCGGTTGGTGTGCATGGATTTTGGCAGACGAGCTTGAGGGTGACGGTCAATTTGTTACTAGTTGGGCAGAGGCCCACGCTAATCTATACAGCGTTGAAGTTATGAGAACGGAAAAATAATCAAGGGGGCTTCGGCCCCTACTTTTATATGATTAAAATTCAAACTAAGGAGCGAACTATGAGTACCCGACTTAAATCAAGTAGAGGAGATACAAGCCTGACCAGATTAAAAGGGCGTGATAAAAAAACCTATATACAAGTTTGTATGCCCTTCAATAGATACTACTCAACAATAGGTCTCAACACTATAGACGAGAAGATATCCCTTACAAGAGAGCAAGCAGGAGAATTAGCGCAAGACCTTTTGGCATTCGCAAACGAAATGGAGGTAGCACAGACATTTCAAGAATATGAGATAGAAAGGGATAAAGAATATGAGATAGAAAGACAAAACTTGTTAAAGAAATAACCAAAGGGGCTTCGGCCCCTTTTTTTATTCCTTGTTCGCTTTCAAATACTTTGAAGCGCGGTCCGCGTTCCGTGGATCGTCTTTCAGTAGCCCTATGGCGTGGTTGCACGGACGGCAGAGCAGTCCTCGAACCTTGCCGGTCGAGTGATCGTGGTCCACGGCCATGCGGTAGATGAGTTGCGCTTGGTGTATCCCGCAGATCGCACATTGGTAGTTTTGATTTTTGAGCATCGCTTTAAAGTCCTCGAAGGTGATGCCGTACTTTAGAACGAGTTTGCTGTCCTCGACGTTCTTATAAATCTTATTTCGAGGAGCAAATGAGGGGCATTCACGGGCCATGTAGTTCTTCTTAATCGAACGGCCTTGTTGTTCGTGGACTCCTCCGCAGTGTTTGCATCGACCGATCCATTTGGAGGGTTGGCCCGTCGAGATAACTACAACGTGATCGTTCTCTTTCCAGATTAGATCGATCCGAGGTTTACGACTTCTTGTTTCTAAGGTCGGAGGTTTCTTTCGGAACGGCATTGTCGAGGAGAGTTATTTCTTTTTGAGCTTCCCTTAATTCAAGATCACAAAAGTTAATCAATTCTAATCCTCGTTTGTACAAGGCTAATGACTCGGAAAGAGGCACTTCATCCGACTCCATTTTATTAATGCAAGCTTCGGCCTCGATCATGTTTTCCTCAAACGATTTTTTGTAAGCCATCACTTGTTAAACAAATAATCCGCTAACCCCGCCAGTATTCCCGCAATGATTGGAATGATGGTGGAATGTAAAGTGCTTTTATTTTTTTTCCTCATAACGCTTCCCCTTTCGTTTAGTGTATCTCATCGCTACTGATTAAACTATTAATAAGGTTCTCATACTTCTCGGTGTTTTCAGACGCCTGAGATAAACAATTAGATAGTATGTCTAAAGCTTCCGAGTTAGACGAAGTGCCCACAAATAGCTGAGTAAGCATCTGGCTCAAGGCCCCTTCCAGTATTGTCGAGGGCGGTATTCCTCTTGAAGCTAAGTCCTTTATTAAATTAGCGGTTTCTTTTGCCGCAATAAAATGTTCTTCCTCCTCAGAGGTCAGACTAAAATCCGCTAGGTCCTTGGGCACTCGACGCTTTCTTTGTTGGTTGCCAGTTATCTACTTCAGCATACCATTTTCCTGATCGCGCTTCACAGACTTGTACGTTAATCCAATCGCTGTCTTTGCTCTCCAACCATCGGATAACGTCCGCTCGTTTCATACTCAGGTTGCACTTAATCCATTCGGGGGCCGTGTCGCGTGGTTTCTTGGCAAGTAAGCCATCGACAAATTCTTTCTCTGTTTTATTCTCAGTCATTTGTTCACCTTTGTTAAATAAAAAAA